TTATAGCATTTATATCCATTTGTATTTCTCCTGTGTTTTATTATTTATCGTTTATTATTTTATGGTTAATTCGTATAACCATATAACCTATTTATACTATCTTCACAATATACGAAACAAATCGCATATAAGTCAAGCTTTTTTTTAATTATTTTCAATTTTTTCTATTTTAAAAATTCTTGTGTTTATTTTGTTTAAACCATCTGAATTTGTTACCATTAACATATTCTTAAAGTTTTCCCACGGCACCATAAATTTATTATCCATAACACCATTGTTTAAATTTTTTATACATTCATTTAATGCATTGATGGTATACAATGTATTGGAATGTTTTTTTCTATGTAGTGAAATCGTTCCCTCTACTTTATTGTAATCAATACCATCTTGTGTATCTACATTGTATGTACAAATTAATTCATTCACATTGTTTTCATTTTGTAATACATATACTTTATTGAATATAATCGTATATGCATCTACGATTTTCTCAATTGTTTCATCAAGATTATCCTTTGTTGTGAATGTTGCTAGTAGTTGTGATTTCATTATTCTGTCTCACCATATACTTCACTTTGAGCTTTCTCTAATCTTGGAGCAAAGTCTTTATGTAGTAACATCTCAAATTTAAATTGTCCACCATATCCCCTACCATCTTCTCTTACTTTAATCTCAGCTATAGGAAATACTTCACCAGATGCTTCTACTTTATATCCAATATATGGAGCTGACATTTTTTGTTCACCTGTTTTTTTATCAATTATAGGTTCACCATTTTTATCAAATAATGGTTTTGGTGGTTCAGCAACTAATTTTTCTTTAATCTCATCATAATTATCCGTTCCAAATATAGCTTTCATAGTTTTTTTATCTAATGAATTTGGGCCTATAGCCATAGTTTCTTCACCATCTGAAACAGCTTTTAATGGAAACTCTGAACGAATTTCCTTTAACATCCCATCTCTCATTTTTGGATTTTCTGTAATAGCTTTTACTGACTCTGCTACAAACTCATCATGTTCTTTATTGTCTTGTTCTATTATAGACTTAGCACTTTCGTCACCTTTTTTAGCTAACAAACCAATTGCTTTCCACAATATATTTTGTCTATCTCTTGAACCACCTTCTAAAGCTTGTTCTATAGTAAGCCCTTTTGATTTCATTAATTTTCTAATAGGTTCTCCCTCTGGAGAATTTAACAATTCATCTACTTTTTGTCTATTATTATTAATAAAATCTATATTTCTTTTTCTAGCTTTGTTTCTATATACAGTTTGATTTATGTTTTCAGGTAAATTATCATCCCATTCTTCAAACTTACCAGCACTTGAATTTAAGAAATTAACTTTAACAGATTTTTTTAATGATACTTCATCTAAAACCTCTTCACCATCAGGTTTTTTAACCTTAATATACATATCCGTAGAAAAACCTTTATTTTTTTTATAATCAGATAATCCCATAGTTTCAACTTCATTTCCAACATCCCAAGCAGTGGCTACTATTTCAGCATCTTCACCATATTGGTCTTTTACTCTATCCAATATTGCTTTTCTACTTTGTTTTGCAGCTTTAACCCAAGACTTATCTACAATTCTTGAACCTGGATTATCAATTAATTTACCTTGTTTGTTTTTCTTTTTAAATACTTCAGGATGATTTTCTAATAATTGTTTTTCGTGTTCTAACATAGCATTTGTCAATTCTTCAAATTCTTCATCTGACATTGAAGTACCCATCATTGTCATTAACTCACCTGCTTGAGCACTAATTTTACCAGCACCACCTTCTATGTCTGAAAAATGTGACCATTTAGCAGTTCTAGCACTTATTTTGGAATTAACCATTCTTTCCAATACTTTTAAATATCTTTTTGGAAACTTTGGATTTTTAACAATTCCATCTAATTTTAATGGTGGTGGTGGAGTTGGGTTAGCATCTTTTTTATTTCTTTCATTGAAGCCATCATCATCGGGTTCTAAATCTCTATTGTATTCCTCAGAATCATTTGGATTACCTTGTTCTAAGGTTTTATCTTTATCACCAACATATCCATTTGATTGTGCTTTTGGTTTATCATCTGTTGGTTTATCTTCTTTATCACTTTTTTTATCATCACCACCAACATAATCTTCAGGCGATTTAAAAGTAACTTGTTTAGGTTCTTTCTCTTTCTTTTTCTTTTTGGGTTTGTCTTTATCCAACATAGCTTTAGCATCTTTATAAGCTGGATGTTCTTCACCTTGTTTCAATATACCACCAACAGTTCCCTCTTTATCCTCACCATCTTTTGTTTTATACTTAATTTTTTTCTTTAAAATAGGGTTTTCTTCTTCATTGATTAAATTCTGAATAACTTGATAAATCACATTATTTGGTAAATTCAATTCTTCCATCGATTCACGAAGTTCGTGGATGTGTTGTGCGTTTTTTGGATTAGGCATTCCATCGTGAACACGATATGCCCATTCGACTAAAATCTCTTCTATGATTTCTGAAATATGTGTCATCTATAACCTCTTTGTAATATCTTGCATTTCACCATAATTTAAACCCATTTTGGATTTGGTGTAATGTTTGTTTTCTTCTAAAATTGATTTTATATCTTTCAAAGTTTCCACTCCATCTTGTTGTGAGAAATCAAATAGGAAACTATCGTATCCATATAAAACCAATTTTGTCTTCTTCTCTAATAAATAGTCTTGAATTGATAAAATCTTTTTAATATTTGATTCAGTTTCATAAGCCTGAATTAAATAGTTAAAAACCTTATTTCTATTCAAATCTTCATAGTTCTTAAATAATAGTTTCCGTCTATAAATATCAGTAAAAACACAATTATGAGTATTTATTTCATTCCACTTCTTATTTATATAATTATGTACTTTATCGAAAAAAGGGACTTTTTCTCTTATTTCCTTTGTTATTCCCCCATAAAGTAATTTAAATGATATTTGTTTAGATTCCTCATATGTTGAACCATAAAAATCTGCGAGGTGTTGATGTACTGAATCTTTACCAAAATCATATTCAACCAAGTCAGCAATTAATCTCAAGTGATATGCATCAAAGTCAAATTCTACCAATGAATCATTTTCAGCTATGAATCCTTTTCTTTTTTCAGGTGGTAGAGCTGCAAAGTTTACAGAACCAAATGAATTACTTGGACGACCTGTTGTTGTCCATAGATTGTATTGTGAATACAATTTACCATTCGATATATGTTTCTTTACTCTAATGTCAAATATATCACATATGTCATCGGATACCTTAATACCATTTTTTTCAATTGAGGTAAATGCCTTCACTACATCATTCATATATTCATCATTCTCACCCGTATATGCTCTAGCCATTCCTTTATAAACATCACTACAATACTCATTATGTTTCGATAATGGTATGATTTCGTTAAGTTTTTTTACATTGTAAAACTTATTACTCAAGAAATCTATTGCATTATTGGATATGTTTTTCTCAAATGGTTTACCTGTTTCATTCCACCAAATGAAGTTTTTATCCACTACATCTTTAAACTCATAGAAATGATTCAATAGTTTTTTATCAGGAGTTTGAATTAATTCTTCGTCTAACCATTTGTAATCTTGAAGTATGTCGTCTGAATCAGGATGTTTTTGAATCACAAAGAATGGTTCTTCTGCAGATTCTGGTTGAACCCATAGGGCTGATAATCCATTGTCTTCGTGTAATGGATGTAAGAATGGTTCTTTAAATATAGGTATAACACAATACATCGTATTACAATATATAACATTTATTTGAATAAAACAAGCTTTTTATTTAATTAAAAAATATCTCTGTATTCAAAATCACCAAGTTTTATCGTATCTCCATTTTCAAAATACTCTTTTAAAATATTATAGTGTTCAGTTGAAATATTTTGTGTATCTGGTGCTGGTATTATAGCGTACTCTGTAGAGTTTCTAACCCACATATGATATTTATAGTTATCAGAAAACTTAGTTTTGGGTACAAAGGGAGGTAATAACAACGTCACATATCTTTTCTGTTCACCCATACCCTTCAGCAGAAGTAAATCTTTTGTTGAATAACCCTTTTCAACCCTAAGATAGTTTTGATGATATTTTGAATTTGGTGTTACACTACATTGTTCAAGAAGAACATCAGCTATAATAGTAGTGGGGTCTGTCATTTGCCTTGTCATATTGAACTCGGCTGTTTGTTTTTCGTAACCAGGATTTGTAAAAATTCGACCTACAGTCGCCTCGTCTTTCGAAACAACTCTTAAATTTTTTGCACTTAATGAACTGTTTAATGTTGATGCTGATGTATCATCTAAATTAACTCTCATTGTATTGAATGTTAAACCAGGCAAATCATCATCAGTCTCTGTATGAAAATACTCAACACCCTCTTCACTAAATTCAAACTCAAAGATATGACTTAAATCACTACCTTCTTTTAATGTATCCAAAGGCTTAACATACATCATGTATTTAACCATCTCTTCAATTGGAACAGGTGAAAGGGCTGGCATTTCTGTAGCCACCATTCGTTGATTAAATATAGGATTTTGACTTCCTATATCTCCAGATAGGCTAAACTTGCTTTGTTTTTTAAAATCAAAAGCTGTTCCATTTGAAAATATATTAGCAGATACAACTTTATCAAGATAATTACCTGTTAATTTAAATATATCATTTTTTAATTCAGGAAATATTTCTCTAAATTGAGTATCAAAGGATGTTGTCCAATCTCCACCATTTATATCATGAGAAACTTTTACAATTTGTAAATAAGTTTTGTCTAAATACATCTGTGGTAAATAATCAACTTTGAAAATATCTCCGGGTTGAACACTTGATATACCATGAATTGAAAGAGATAATGTATATGGTAACAATCTTGGAACTTCAACGCTAACACCCTCAGACATAACACTACTATAATACTCAGGTAAACTACTGTATACTTTAAAATTATTTTTTTCCATTTTACGGTCGTTATTAAGCACTGTTATTTTTTGTTGTTTTTTTGTTTTTTTCTTTGTTGTGGTAGGGTTTTCCTCATATGTTCTTAAATCGCTAGACATTATAGCCTCTGGATTATTTGTTAGTAATCCCTCAATATCACCTTCTACTTCATTATTAAGTGAAAAAGTGTTTGGTGAAAAATCTCCCCCACCAGCTCTTAAAGTTTTTAATTCATTAGCAACTAAATCACCTGCTCTATTAAATAAGTTTGTAAAACCATTGGATTTTGTATCATTTATTCTTTTTTCAGCTGCATAACCTCCATGTTCAGGAAATGGTAATATCTTTGGTGCATTTGAATCCATTACATCAACCCCAACTATTTTCATTATATCTGTCTTAGTTGAAGAAATGTTATTCTCAGTACCAGCTCCTCTTATAGCATACATATTTCCAATATCACCTTGTGGTATTTTAAATTCTAAATTATAATCTTTGACAATTGAAGTTGGTGACATTATATTAAAAACATAAAAAGGATTAACATTTGAATTTATTTTTTGATTTAACTCTTTATTATAAGAATAATTTTTGTCTATGACTTCAATTTGTGCATCAACAGAACCTATTTTTGCATGCCAATCAAACAAACCATCAGATGCTTCATTAATAGATTTTATAATTGACTTTACAACAGACATTATAGTTTTATTTTGTTCTTCTTTAAACGCATTCTTTACTACGCTTGTATTTATAAAAACTTCTCTCAATGGAATTTTGCCAAAATTTGTATCACCTTTATCAGATTTTACATTTCCTTGATAACCTGAAGGATATTTTTCTTTTTTCCAAGTATAAGACCCATCAGCATCAGCATTAGGATTTGAATTACCCCACCAGGGTGGAAAAAAATAAACAGGTGGTGTTTGGCCACTTTCAAACTGTGATTTCTGTATTTTCTGATGTAGTTTACTAAATGTTGTAAAGGATAATGACGAATCCATTCTTATATTAAAATTAGAACCTTTTTGTATATCTTCAGCGTCTAACCCAAATCCATAATTTGAGTTAATTAATAAATCTTCTATCTGCCCCCAAGAGATATAACAGTCCTCAGCTTCTAAACTATTAATAAAAAATCCATACTCTATAGCTACGTCTGGTATTCTTTTTGTAGTTAATCCAAAATTAAGAGCAAACAAATATTTTAAATTTTTTCTGTATGTTTCAACTGATTTTTGATTTGAATCAAAAGCTACGGGTTGGTTTATTGCATCTAATAATGCTTGTTTAGTTGCTCTTTGTTCATCAGTTTCTGTAGGAAGCTCTGCAATTAATCTTCTTAAACCAAACTTGTAAATACCACTTGTTAGTTCAAAATCTATAAGTTTTGTATTTTTAGCATCATTTTTATGACTGAGTAAAGCAGCGTTATGAGAGGTTAAAGTTATTGAACATTCCACACTACCATTTTTTGTTACTTTAGCACTGTAATCAGTAACAGTACCACATAAAACCTCTAATTTACCTTGATTTTTTGTAACTACACCCATGTGTTCTTTATCTTTATCTTTTTTTGGGTCATTATATAAATAATGTTCAATACTTTTTTCTTCGCTTTTTTCAATTAATTCAACTGGATTGTATAATTCTGCATCGTTCCAACCAAAATCTACAAATACAGATGTTCCTGGTTTTAAAAAGTATTGATTATAAATTCTATCAAAATCTTCAAAATTATGAACTACAAAATTTACAGTTGTTTTTTTAATCACTCCTAACACACCAGCTGTTTCTGAAGTCATAGAAGTAATTCCAGTAACTGGTTTTAATAATTCATTATTTTTTAACTCATTTGGAAACAACTCTTCTGAAATTTGATTAACTTGATTTTTGTTTAAAGATGTTTCTGTTGTTTCCGTTACTTCTTCTGTCCTACCTATTCCGGTATTTCTTACACCAGCTTCTCTTCTCTCAATATTATTACCCGGATTATTTAATTCTGATATAGGTTTATTAATATCATAGGATTTATAACCAGTTTGATATCCATAATCGCCAATAAGATATACCGCCTGAGTGTATGGAATTTCTTTTCTTGTAATTTTTTTATCTAAAAAAGTTACTGTTACTTTTTTAGCTTCTGCTTTTTGTTTAATAGGATTATGGGGATTTTCATCATCTACAATATTAATTTGTTGAGTTGAATTTTCAGATAAGGTTGGATAAGTTTCCGGACCATCTATAACTTCACCAAACTCCTCATTATACTCATCCTCTGTCATACCAAAGTCTTCCCACGGCGCATTAATTATAGGAACGGGTTCTAATGTAGATGAATTTTCATCAGCTGTAGGACTAATGTTACTGTACTTGCTGATATCTAATTTATCCATTCTACTGTTGAGTATGTCGTCTACAGAAGGTGCTTTTTGATTTGATCCAGGATAATTTGTTCTAGTATTTTGAAACTGAAGATGATTATCTGTTAATTGATTCATCGTGACTAAATAATTTTGTATATCTTTTTCTGTTGGTTCTGGTAAATGAGTATATGCATTATCTTTATTTGCAGCTGTATATAAATTAAGTTCTTGTTTATCAGTTTTGTCAACTAATACTCCAAACGCCTCATTACGAACTTGTTTTCCTTCAATTATTTCTTTTAACTCTTCTGTAGCTACAAGCTTTGGAGCTGTCCACATTCTAATAAAAGGTATTTTTTCACCTAAATATCCTGTCAACTGTCTTGTATTAAGTTGCTCTTGAACTTCTTTTGCAATCGGTGCACCGAATAGTCTTTTATTTATCATTTTAAAAACCTGTTGTATTTTCTATAGTTGCTGGTATTCGTAAAGAAGTTCCTGCTGGAATATTCATAGATGTTAAATTATTAACTTTAGCTATGTACCACCAATATGAAACATTACCATAAAACCTTACGGCTAAATTATCACACCTATCACCCTCTTGTGCAATAAAATAACTATCACTATTTTTTTCTTCCACTTTTTTGTAAATAGTTGTTCCATAATAAGTTTTTTTGTTTTTTCTATGTAATCTTGTGTTTTTATATCTAGCCATTATGCAAAACTCCCAAAATCTGTATTTACATTTTCACCTGGTAGAGTAGGACTTTCGATTTCCTCGATACTGTCTTGTCTAGTTGTCATTTTTTCGTGATTTATTCCATAAAATTTTGTATCTTTACTTGGTGTTGTGTCATGAATCACTTGGTATCCAATTGTTGCATTTATATGTTTTGGAACTCTTCCTGTTGTTGGGTCTGTTTCATAAGTAGCTGAATTATCAACTGCATAAGATATTGATTTTATATATCCTGTTAATTCTTTATTCATCGAACCAAATAATTCACCATATCTTAATTTAGTTAATGGGGCTTTCATCTGAGTTCCATAATTTTTAACATACTGAGGATAACACAACGATGTTAATCTATCCATTTTTTCATAAATTTTAATTAATTCACCTTTTGTTTGTGCAACAAGTTTTAAAGTAAAAGAAATTTCTCTTTCAGCTCTTTCATATGTGTAAACAGGTTCACTTCTTCCAACATAATTATGTGAAGCATAAGATGGTGAAATGTTTTCTGTTAATCCTTCAATATATGCTCTAAAAAATATATAAGCACTATCTCTCAAATCTTTAAAATAAAATGGCATTCCATTTTTTTCTTCTTCAGGATTTACACCAAGTTCAGTATATGATGCATCTTCATAAATATCTCCACCTTGTCCAGCGCCGTAACCTCGTTCCTCACTATAAACCTCTTCTCCAAACAATTCAATAGTTCTTGTGCCTCCTTCAGAGAGTTGTGCACCTTTAATCATTGGAGCTAAAGTTATTTTATCACCAGTATTTGTTTTTGGAACTGTTGTTCCTGCATCAAATGGATTTAAACTACTAATCGCTTTACCAATTTCAGAGAAAAATCCACCACCCGCAGTGGCTCCAGTTCCACCTGCTTTTGTAAATGTATCATCAATTGAAAAACCAGCATTTGTAGTTCTTGAACTATAACCCGACTCACCTCTAAAAAGACTAGATAATTCTTCGTTAACAGTTAAATTTTCATAATCTTGAATTGCATCTGCTAAACCCTCAGACTTAGCAAATGACCTTCTAAATTGAACTTCGGGTATACCCTGACCAACCACTCTAAGACTACTTGCTAAAATAGTGTTAAGTGGATTATATGTAACTCCAAATCTCTGTTGTGTTCTTAACAAACTATCATCTTTACCTCTAAATACAATGTTTTCAATTAACGCATTTGAATTTTGTCTTAAAATAAAAGCAAGACCTTCAGCTGAAGTTAAATATTGAAGTATTCTATCACCATCGTTTAGAGCTCTTCTCAATGGACTAAATCGACTTCCTCTGTTATTATCTCTATCACCAATATCAGTAACTCTATATGGTTCACCATTACCACTTAAACCTCTTCTACTAAACCCCCCAACAATACCAGTTTTTTCACCATAATGAGGAGCTGATTGTCCACCATCACCACCAATATTGTAATTTATATCTAACATATCTCTATTTACAATACCACCATAACCTACAGGCGACTTTCCTTTATATGATGGATTATCTTTTGGTGAATGATTTGAATTATATAAATTTTCCCAACTTAAAAATTCTTTAAATTGACCACCTAACTCCGTTAATGGAGTGTAAGGACCTTTATTATTACCAGCCGTTGAAAAATCTGTTGGGTTTGTAGCTGGATTAAAAGAATTATTTATATTAAAATATAATGTACCCTCTTTTGCAAACGGAGCTCTTGGGTCAAATGTTTGTGTTCTAAACATTGATTCTATAAGTTCACCTGTTTCTGGTTTTACAAACAAACTATTATTTTGAAAATCTTGACTAAATTGAATTGGCGTATAAACTCTACCTCTTAGTAAAGAATCTAATATAGGATTAGTTCTTCCACCTCTATTCTCCATACTTACATTAAACTCTGTATGAGTTTGATTTATAAAATTATTTTCATTATAATTTAATTTAGTATCAAATTTATTTTGTGGTTGGTTTTGAATGTATGATTCAAACTTAGAAAAAATACCATCATCAAATCGTGTATCAAAATTAAATTGAGTTGTATATTGTTGACCATCTCTTTTAAATCCACCAGTCAAAACCGATAAATCATCATCATATATACTATTAAAGTCCATTACATTGGATAATATAGGAAGATTTAAACCATCGTCAAATTTACTATTAAGATTTAACAAATTAGATTGTTGAAAATCATTATCAAATTGTCTTGGAAAAGTGGTTAAATCAGATTGATTATCTTGAAACTTTGTGTTTGTAGGACTAAATATACTTTTTAGTTTTAATAAACTCATGAGTATAGCACCATAGCATCTACAAATTGTTCAGTTTGTTTTCGGGTTACATTAATTAATGTCTCATTTTGTTCTCTCATTCTTCTGTTTTCCTCGACAACAGGTTTCATAGCATTTGCAATCATTCCACCTAATTTTTCAATTGGAACAATTGCTTCTTGTGGATGAACATTAACCAATCCTTCTTGTGTTGTAATACCACCCTCTTGTGCTGAGGCTATACTACCAACAGAACCCATCAATAACCCTAAAGCTGCAGGAATTGCTATCATTCCAATAAGTGCACCAACACCTAATTGTTTACCCATACCAGCAGCTATGTTAGCAGCCGCAACTGCTAAAGATTTACCTAATAAAACTCCCATTAATGTTGTAATTGCTGGTAATAATAATTTTGACTCAGCTAACGCAGCAACAAATCCACCAACTGTCTTAACAACAAAGTTTAATGTTGGTCCAATTCTTTCTGCTAATTCCATTCCAATAGCTTTAAAATTTTGTATAACTTGTGCAGTGCCTGTTATTACATCTTCAGGTATTTCATTTTCAGATGATAATCTATTAATTTCACCTTGTAAAGTTTTTTGTTGTGCTGTGGCTGATACAAGTTTTTGAACTTCAGAAACACTCATAGATAGCGCTCCTGCTAATTTATCTCTCTGAATTGAATTTAATTTGTTAAACTCTGCTTCTGTTCCAACTTGTTTTACTAATTCTGCTTGTAATCCTTCCAAATCATTATCTAATGATAATTGTCTAGCTTTTTGTAAATTAACATCTCTACCTAAAAGTATTGAAGCTTCCACTTCAGCATTTAATGAATTTTGGAAATCTAATAATCCACCTGCAGCTTTAGCTACAGATGACAATTCAATACCTAATTTTCTAGCTTGAACTGCTGCTCTTAATAAATTCTGACCACCATCTTTTGAAAATCTTGCAAATAATTCTGTATCAGCTGCTATATCAGATAAGACTTTATCAGGTGCAACATTGTTAGCTACAGCGAGTTGTCTAGCCCCTAATAATAAATTTTCTGCTTGTTCTCCAGTTAATCCTTGTGTTTTTACAAACAATCCTACTAATTTCGAAGTTTCATCGGTTGACATACCAGTGGATACCGCAATTCTAGCTACAGTATTGGATAAATCATCAGCTTTATCAAAAGCTATTCCAAAGTCATTGGCTAAAGTAGATATTGTTTTTTGAGCATCTGCACCTTCTAATCCTAATTTTGTAAAATTTATGTTTGCAGCTGCCAAATCATCTCTAAATTGTGTTACTCCAATACCACCAAATTGTTTTGCAATTGTTTCTTGTGTCGCGTTGAATGTTAATAAAATAGCTGTTGCAGCAGTTAATGGATTGGTTAAAAAACCTGTAATCTTAGAACCCATACCACCAAATGCTTTATCAATTTCTTGACCTGCAGATTTTAAAGCATCAGTAGCTAATTTTTGTGTTTCAAGTTTTGCAGCCTGAGTTTGTAAAGCTTTTTTATCAAGTTCTAAGTTTTTAACTATTTGAGTATTAAAACCTTTTTGAAATTTACCTGATTTTGTACGAGATTTAGCTAATTTTTCTTCTATTGCTGCAGATTTACTTTTTAAATTATTTATTCTAGCGTCTAAACCTAAACTTTTCTCATTGTTTTGGACTAATGTATTTAATACACCAGCCCTATCTCTCATATCATCAGTAATATCTTTTGTTGAATCTAATTGAGTTTGTAAAAGAGTTGCATATTGATTGGTTAGATTGTTTTGGTCACGTAATCCTTCATTGATTTGCGCTTGTAAATCTTTTCTATCCCTTAAACTAGCTTTTAACTCTTTATCATCAGGCATTTGAATTAAACTCCTTTAATGAAATCAGTTAACTTAAACTTGTCTAATTTTATTTTTTTCTTTGAACCATAAGTTTTCATCTCATCATTCATCATTTTTTCTAAATTAGAAATACCAGAATTTAAGTCTTTAAAACTTTTCATAAATTTTTTATTTTTTTTGAGAGTTTTTTCTTCTTTGGAAGATAAACCGAACATTTTAGCTAATTTACTAAAAAATCCCTCTGTGATTAGATTTGTTTGATTCATATATGATTTTTTCTTTGACATACCACTCTCCTATTTGGATGTATCTATTCATATATAAATATCAAATTTGTGAAAAATTATGTTTTAAATCTTATGCATCCATTACAATTACTTTTGGACGTTGAAAAATATCGCTAAATAGATTTTCTGAACCTGAAGTGTAAAACAATATACCAGCAGCACTAGTAGATGCTGACAAGATTGTTTTCGGTCCAATTGAAGGATTTCCACTACCATCATAAGTAACATTATGAACTGAACCCGTAACAACTATATTTCTGCGTGGGTCGTATATTCTTGGTACAATTGGATCTCCATTAGATGGATATCCCAAGTCTTGTGCTTGAGAATCTTCTTTAAATACCGAAAAATTAATAAATCTACCACCTAAATTACCTTCTTGAGTAACAAATGCAAATTGATTATCATGCCAAGCAGATGCACCACAACACATTGGAAATTTAACTGCTTGAGATGATGTGGCAAACCAACCAACTATAAAATCATTTGTTCCATCGGTTGAACCTGACATATCATTTGAAGCTGAATCGAATAAACTACCTGAACCTTTACCAATTGAATTGTTCCACATCATACCATGTATATCAGATGTTTGCCTATGTCCAAATGAATGCGCAGGGACTGTAGCACCTAAATTTATAGGTGGTTCGAGTGATATCTGACCATCTCCTATATTATAACCCGTACCTGATGAGGGAGGTGAAGGATAATTATGAGTACAGTGATAACCATAAGTACCCTGAGTAGCTTGAGCCCCGGCAAATGCTGCAGGATTACTATAACCTGCATCAGTACATTCGTGCCATGGAAGTTGACCAAAATCTTCAGCGGTTGGAAAGTCTAAAAAATTACTATCTTGCCTAAACATTGGTATTGCCCATCCATTATAAGCAATTCCATTTTGGATATCTTGAGGATGAGATTTTATAAACCAATAACCAGAACCACTGGTAAATTCAGATATGTTTCCTCTCCAAGCTGCTGTGCCTGCGTCTAAAGGGTCAGTCATTGAATAAAGCATAGAAGTTCCTTCACCAATTATTTTAAGATAACCATTATTATGTAAAGCAAAGGTATCACCAGAACCAGTTCTTACAGCTTGTCCAAATAGTTTATTTTCAGGAAATGGATAAGCTGTCATGTATGAACCAGCTGGTCTATTAACTGTTTCTGTATGATTTATTAATTCACCTGATATAGATGCGGTTAAGTTAAAATTAGTACTACCTGATGGTGGTTTTATCCAATATGATTTCTTAGGGTCTATTTCAGTTAAACTACCAACAAATTGACCAAGATCTGACATAAAAACAGATGATTCAGCCTCACCAATTATAGCACCTAAAACACTTGAAGATAGTGGAGTTCCACCAATTGAACCTCCAAGAGCTTCATTTAAAGTAGTTGGTGTAAAGGGTGGATTTACTACAAATGGAAAACTTACTAAGTGAGCAGTTCCACCAAGTGAATACGATATTTGTCCTTGAGCTCCAATAATGGGCATTTAATTTATCTCCATTTGTTTATTATAAATATTAAAAAATTTTAAAATCATCTTTTAAATCTTGGATTCATTGTGGGTTTTGATTTCTGTTGAGCTTTTTTTATTTCTTCATTTTCTTTATTACGAGTATCCACTAATTGTTTGTAATAAAAATTTCTTAAATATATGGGCATTTCATACACGTCTGAGTGTATAAAACCTTTTCCATAATACATTAATTCAAATATTTGTTGATGAAGTTTAGGTTTATCCTTCGGCTTCAGGCCAAAAAAACCCAACCGTCATCGGTATATCTACCTTGACGGATTCACCTCCTATTTCTATCTCTTGAGATAATTCAATATCTGGTGATACTTTTTTAATTTCACTTCTTAAATACATTGAATCTCTAGCTAATAAGTTTTGAACAAAATTATTTATTGTGGCTTGTTTATAATCACCATCAACTGATGTAATACTGTGTCTCAATCTAGTGGTTAATTCTGGCTTTATTTCAGAATTAATTTTTTCAGAAGCTTTTAATTCTTCAGTTATTATAACTTCCTCTTTACCAGTCAATAGTTTAAAAGTTATTACTTTTTTTGATATTGGTAAAGTGATTTCAAACTTATTTTCTGTAATCCCATCAGGTAATTTTTTAAATGGACAATCAGCTAAATTAAACGTATGATTTAATGTTTCATTTGTATTTGGATTTAAAACCTCACAAACATATTCAGGTCCATATGCTAAAACTCTAGCAGCAACCATAACAGCATTTTTATCACCTAATATTAAATCATCTGATTTAACGCCGGGCGTTAATATTAATGAATCCATTAATCTATCAATCACAACACCTTTTTTAATTAAATTCTGTGATGTCAATATATCTTCTTCTCTAGCTGTCATATATTTTATTTCTATTTTACCATCTTTTAATGGATGTCCTTCTGAATATAACTTACCCTCACTTGGTAAATCAATTACTTCACTTGGGAACTTGTTTTCTGCCATTATAACCTCCGATTATTTTGATTCGGAAACAGACGCTTGTCTATAACCTGTAACTAATTTCTTTATTTCACCGATAGCTTTTCTTGCTCTACCACCAGCTGCTTTTGTACCTTTTTCTGTAAATACTGCATGATTTTCTTCAAATTGTTCGAATAATTCTTTTATTTCATTATATAATTTATCTGTTGACATTTTTGTCTCCTATAACTTTGGTTAAACTTCTATTGCTCGTCTAAACCAACCTAACCAAAATTTCTCTTGATTTGGTTTGTCTATAACTATATTAGCAAATCGTAACACACGATATGCTCTTACTACATCTACACCTATTTTTTGTACAGCATTTAGTGTAGCTGGTCCTAATCCACCATCGACTTCAATTTTGTTTCTGTTTTTAGAATTAGCAGCTTGTTGTAAAACCTTGACAGCACCTCTTCTACCAAAATTAACACACATATCAAAATAAATATGTCTTAATTGTGGGGGAAGTTCATCACACTTACCTCGTCTCCAATAGTCTGTATGATATATTTTTTTAGCTTGTTCTTTGGTAAGATTTTTAATGTCCACATCAGGATACCATCTTTTAGCGATTCCATATTTGGTTTCACCACCAGCATCATCAGGGTCATTCACATAACCACCTTCGTGTTCTAAAACCACGTCTATTATTTCTTCAAAAGTTGTTTTCATATTAACATCTCCATATATAAATATATATAAAACAAAAAAACCCTCAATATTTCTTCTGTATTGGGGGTTTTCTCATATTTTAGTTAAGTATTTTATTAGAATTTAAGTATTGCGTAATCATATCGTAATGTTAAACTAATTTCAACAGGATCTGATGAATCAAAAGCCATATCACCAAAATTAGCACTTTGAATAAATGCACCTTTTAATTCCCATTCTTCAACCACAGCTCCAACTGGGTCTAAAAGATTAAAAGTTATATTTTTCTTGTAAAAATCAGAATATCCATCTCTACCAGTAACTGATTCGTGGTGTAATCTAATCCACTCAATTACTTGTTGAGCAGCTGATGGAACAACTGGGTCGTATAACATAATTTCTAAAGGTTGCCATCTTGACTTACCCTTAACATATCTTGTTACATTCATATGTTCTAAAATTACTTCATCTGATTCAATTGATGGTCTATTCATTGACTTAATTAAATAAGCATTAATACCATCGATTTGCATTATAAATCTGTTTTTGAGCTTTGGCTCAAAAGGGGTAAACATTATATCTTGTGGTTCTAATAATTCAGCCATTTATATTCTCCTATTAAAATACTTAAACCTTTACTTTCATATATAAATATCAATAAATATAAAAAAAAGGGATTTATATTTCTATAAATCCCTTTAATTTAGTTATTTTAATTAACTATTACTCTGGAAAAGAAGCACCAGTAGGTTGTATTGTAAAGTCTAATACAATAAACTCAGCAGTTCTTGTTGGTTGTAAGAATAATTGTCCGACTAATTGATTTCTATCAATTGTGTCAGGTGTATTATTCGTTTCATCCATCACTACTCTGAATGCACTTAAACCACTTTGTGATTGAACATTTTCTAAGAATGGATTAACAATTCCTAAGAATCTTCTTCGTGTTGCCGCTGTATTTTGTTCAAATACAAGGAATCTTGAAGATGAAGCGATAAACTTCTTAACTCTAATAAGTAATCGTCTTACATTGATTCTATCAAGAGCACTTGGTTTTTTCTGTAATGTTTTTTGTCCAAATACAGTTACCCCTTGTCCAGGGAATGTTGCGATTGGATTAACATTTGAATCATACAATGTATCTCTTTCGTTTTGAGTTAGTTTTCTTTGAGCTTGAATAGCTGTTGTGATTCCACCACGATTCAATCCAGCAGGAGCAAACCAGGGGTGTGCTACTCTATCATTGAATGCGTAGATTCCACCTAATACTACTGAAGGCGGTACCCATCTTTGAGTTCCAGCAACTTGTGAATCAGGAACTTTAATCCAGGGATAATACATAGCTGCGAAGTTTGAATCAACTGAATCAGCTTGTGTCACAGCACTACTTGGATTTTGATTATACACAACTGGGTCGATAATTGCAAAACAATCACCTCTATCTTCACACGCATCTATGATTTTGTTTGTCACAGCAGTATGTTGACTATGAATCAAACCAGGTGCTAATATTAAATTAATATCAAACTCATCTTGGTTCTTCAATAAATCAATAGCTGATGCATATGCTGCTCCACCATTTGCAGATGTTATATCAGTTGGTGAAAAACCTTGTGTTTGTGTTGAGATATTTTCATAGAAATTCACAGCAGAACCAGTCATGTTTGGTGCTACAGCACCAGCTTGAACATCCAATGTTCCATCAGAATTTAAACCAAAGTATCCACTTGCACCACCAGCAAATCCACCACCTGAAGAACCACTACCAGCATTTGGTAGAGAACCTGATAACGAATCTAATCTAATTGTACCATTTTCGTCTATGTAATCAATTGTTGGTGAAGATACTGATTTAACTCTAATGAATCTTGATTTGTTTGGATAATCACCTGACAATGTAAGATATTTTGTTGTTCCATCTGTTCCAACAGTTTGATTTTGGTCACCAATTACTTTTGAAATATAATTTGGTGAATTAGGGTCAAGATTAACATTATTAAATGATTCAAGAATTTGTTTTCTTTTTATATTATCATTACCTGCTCTAACCAATACTGTGAATGTTCCTTTATTATTATTCACATCACTTATTTCATATCTAACATTATGAACTGTTCCATTTGTTAAAATATTATTTTTTGATGCAACTCCTTGACTATTGTTCATAATACCACCATCAGCTAATGTTTCAAGTGTAAATGAAGCTGACGCGACATTTACAGAGTTTGATGCTGTTATAGCAACACTCGCTGGTGTAAATGTTCCATCTAATATTCTAACAACAGTTAATGTGTCTGAATTTTGTAAATATTGTTCAGCTGCGTGTGATGTTAAGAATTGGAATGAATTTGAACCACTTTTCACAACATCTCCAAATTTCGCTTGGAAATCAGAAAATGATGTTACAACGGTTGGAATTCCTGCAGGACCTTTGAGGGTTGGTCCGATGAGTGCAGCTCCAATATCAGCCACAGCAGTTGGTAAAAAAGTCTGGTCTATTTCATTTGTAAATACACCAGGACTTATAATTTTTTCGGCCATTGAATTTCTCCTAAGTTAACTTTTTAATTTTTGAGGTTGAACCTAAAATACTATTTTGCGCATTAGTATTATTCATATATAAATATATGATTAAAATCTGAAACGATGATTTTTTTTCTATTATTCAGATTTATTTTCAGATGCTACTGGTGTGAACACACCTGTATCAGGATTTAAAGTTCCTTGTCCGTATTTATCTGTAATCCCATCAAGAAATTTCTTTTCTTCTGATTGAATTTGTTTTAAGGAATCTTCTAATTCAACTTCTTGTTCATCTAATCTAATTTGATTTAATTTTAATTGTCCAAATTGAATTTGAACATTTTGATAACTAGCTTGTATAGTTTGAACTTGTTTTATTTCTTCTTCTGTAAATTTTACTTCTTCTGGCATTATAACCTCCATTTGTGAATTGTTAATTAACTATATATAAATATATATAAATTTAGAAAACGAGT